TGGATTTTTCTGAAAGATAACATCTTTAACGTCAGTGGTAATAACATACCGATAATCTGTTCGGCATAGATGTTCATAAATGTGAATGAATCTCTCAACATGAACTGGTATTCCTTCATGCTTATACACAAGATTGCCTTGTGCATCTTGTTCAAATCCTATAATTGTAAAACCTGCGTCAGCTACTTTCATTGTAGTCTCGCGGTCACAATTCATAAGGACTAGAACCTTGTCACCATCAAAGCCACTCTGATTGATTGAGTTAACCCAATACTTCAAAGTATCCCAAGTATATCCGGTACTTGCACCGATAATCAAATCTTTCATAATAAACTCCTTAATAATATATATCTGTCTTACTGACCTGGTGTGTCTTTCTTGTATTTCTTTGCCAAGATAGAAGTGCCATCATTACCTGCGCCAGCTGGTGGTAAAATGTCAGCATCAGGTACTTTCTTTTCTTCTTGTACACTTTTATGTAGTTGTACTCCAGTAACCTTCTGCACTAATTCCCAAACTTCTTTTGATTTCTTTTGTGTAAGATATTCATCAAACTTTTTCTTTTGCTCCGGTGTTGCTTTTTGTTTGAACTTGATTAACTCCATGATACCAATGTTACCAGCATAAGATGCTTCATTTATTTTTGATTGCGCTTTGAAATTATTCATTACTTGCTCCAATTCTTTGCGGCATTAAAGTTAGCATGTGCAAACTCTAGTCTATCAATCAACTTGACTGCATTACCTTTTAGTTTATCTACAGCTACAAAGCCTTCTGGATTTGTAATCTTAAAGCCATCATCTGTGCGTAAGAATGTATTGGTAACTTGTTTCATACCTTGCAACTTCTTCACAATCATGTTCTTTGAATCAACAAGCATATTCATCAAGTCAAATATGTTTTTCAATTCGTTCGCATTGTTGCGATAGAACCGCATAATCTCATTCTTCTCAGCTTGGCGTTTCAATTTCGTTTCTTCTTTTTTAGCATCAAGTATTTCTTTGTTGAGTTTAGCTTCAACCCACTTAATCAATTCTTGTGTATGCTTATGAGTATCTTTGATTGCTTGACCTTCACGCACTTTGGTATTGTTGAAAGTCTTAATTTGAACAAGAAGATTCTCCGATGCGGAAATTCTATTCAATGTCATTGAGTTTAGTTTCTGAAATATCGTACCAGCTTGTGAAAGCGAGTATGTAACATCTTTAGTTTCTTGTTCGGTAAAAGATGCAGTACCAGATGCGTCAACAAAGTAAGCATCACGGAACCAAACATCTTTGGTTGCTTTCAAGTGATTGATATCAATGTTGAAAGATGCTTTCATATCATTGAAAGTTTTACCAGTATATGAAGTATGAAACACAATGCCCATTTGAGCAGATAGCATACTTCTTGCTAATGCGCTATCACTAGGCACAGCATACACGATTGTGTTTGGTTGAAAGGTAATGTATGATTCGCCTTCAATGCTTTGCTTCTTCAAGTCACCTTTAGCAAACATCATATCGCCTTGAAGAACACCAGTGATTCCTAGTTTAGGCAGATAACGCAATGCTACTTTTAGTTTAGCATTCAATCCTTCTGATGGATGATTATTGTCAATATCGGCATCGGTGTAATTCAATTTTGGATTTACGTTGAATACACCTTTAGTGCCAACAAAGAATTTGCCATTGTCTGGATTGATACCAGCAAATACAGCAGGTGCACCATCCCATTTTGTGGTGACATTTACTTTTGATTCTGCATGACCAGCAAGCATATCACGCAAGGAACGAAGGAATGCAATAGCATCTCTTGCACCAGCAACACCACGATTTAATACTTCATCCTCAATATGTTCAAGGTGAAGATTGGCGCCTTCTTTCTTTACGCCTTCTGTTAAGAATTCTGTGAATTTCATAGTGTTACTATTACGCCAGTTGAAGGAACTTTGTCAGTTACAACAATACGACCAGCACTATCGCCTCTTGATGGTGATTTACCATATATTTTTGGTGTACCATCAGCATCTTTAGCATCAGGATCAAATCTCTGGTCTTCCCGTCTTGCTCTTAATCTAAAATATAAATCATGCGTTTTAGCATATTCATCAGCCATTGTTAGTGCGCCATTTAAAGACAGGATATTTTTTACTGGATCATATGTGCCCTTAACATCCATGGGACCAATATACATAAAATCAATTGGTCCACCCATTGCTTTGTTACCTATAACAATCTTTAATTTATCCTTTGATGATATTTTGCCAAACACATCAGGAACTTTATCGCCAGGCTTCAACTTCTTTTTTGTAGTTAAGTCCTTAAAAGCCGCTTGCATAAATTTCTTAGCAATACCAGGCACAGCAAGTTCTAGACCTTTAAGACCACCGCCAGCAAGAGATGGCGCAGATTCTCCCTTTAGAGAACAATTTACAGGAACTTTTTTACCACTTCTCATAACATATATTACCACATCTGTATATGGTTCAGAACCGCCAGCTTGTCTGCCAGTATACTTTTCTGCTTTAACCACTCCAGTTAATACAGTTTTTCCAGCAACTATCGTTATTGGATTTTTTTTGTTTTTGTTAAAGGCATCGTTAATTTTCTTAACAACACCTGATTCTTGTCGTTCTGCGGATGCGCCTGCCATGTGTACTCCATTTTATAGAGTATTTATACACGCACACCTTCAAACTTAGAGTTGAATTTTCTCTCACGATTACCAAAAGTATTCAGTGGCTTATCATCTGGAATCTGACCAGAATCAACTATAGACTGCGCTGAATCTTCCACATCATACAGTTTCATTTTAGCCCTATCAACACCAATAACAAACTTCTTGTTTGCACTTGGATCATTATAGCGATTCTTCAACTGTTTGACCATGATTTGATTCAATTGTTCCAGTTCTTCGGTATTAATTAGAGCAAACATGAAGTCAGCAGTCGCTGGCAAACCAAAAGATTCTGAGGTATCAGTCAAATCAACATCGGAATTACTGAAACCAGACCTTGTTGTTTGTGTAGCTGAAACGACTGGCACATTATATTCCACAGCAAGACCTCGCAATTCTTCTGCAATAGCTTTGACATAGGTGTATGAATTTACATTCGCACCTTGTTTCAACCTAGATGAAGAACAAATATTCAGATAGTCAATGAAGATAATCTTTGGGCGAAAACTCTTTTTCAATTGCAATTCATTCAACAAAGACCGAAAGTGCATAGAACTGGCACTTGCAGTTGGATACTCTTTGATGATTAGTTTGCCTTGTGTTTTGTTTTTCACACCTTGAAAACGCTTTTCGTAATCTTCTTTGCTTATCAAATGCAAATCATCAAGTTTAATGTTCAGAAGGTTCGCATCAATGCGTTCCGCAATTCTTTCCTCAGCCATTTCCATGGTAATATAAAGAACGTCAAAGCCTTGCGATATACAACCAGAAGCCATGTGGCACATGAACAAACTTTTTCCCACGCCAGTTCCGGCAAGAGCAATATTAAGCGTCTTGTTAGGTAGACCACCTTTTGTGATTTTGTTAAAAAAATCCAAATCAAAGGGGATTCGTTCTTCTTTGCGATGGTAGAATTCAAATCGTTCTTCATAATCATTTATGTAATCGTGCCCAACATTTCTATCAAATGAAACACCAAGAGCATCAGAAAGAATCTTTGGAATTTCACCTTTTGCTTTGGTACCAAACTTATCATCCAGAATCGTAACTGATTCCATGATTGCATTATACAATGCTTTATCTTGGCAAAACTTTTCTGTGTGTTCAGTCAACCATTGAATGTCTGTTGGATCATCTTTGTTCGTTTTGATATCAGTTAAAATTTGGATTGAGTTGCGAACCTGTTCTTCGGTGAGTTTCTTGCTCTCGGTGAAGTTAATTACCAATGCTTCATAAGTCGGAAGATTTTTGTATTTCTCCACAAACTCTTTTATCTCATTGTAAATGGTTCGTTCATTGTTATCTGAAAAATATTCTGTTTGAATGAACGGCAATACCTTACGTGCGTATTCATCATTATATATCAGATTCTTCAGAATAGAGAGTTCTAGTCGGTTCAATTTGTTTTTCCGTTAAAATTAGTTCTGTTAGTATGTCGCCTAACATTGTAACAAAAGTTGCATCTTCTGTCAATGCATCCTTGTCATATTTCATCAAATTAACCACATGGTATCCAAACTTAAGTTTAGCCATGTTAAGTTCCTCTGTTACAGATGCATAGGTATAATAGTATACAACACCAGCATAGTCACCCCGGAGGATTTCTATGCCAGTTAAATCTGTATCTTCAAAGTCGTGAAGTTTGAAATCTATAGATTCTTTAAACTTCTTCGGTTTCTTCCAAAACATCATTTTGCCCCATAATGTTTCCGTAAGAGATTTCATATTTCTTCCTCACAAAATCTTTGAAGT